AAAGAAGATGCAATTAATAAATTAAAACAATATCTTAAATCACAGAAAACAATATTGATTAAAACCTATACAGAAATAATTTCTTTTAATGAAAATATAAGTTTTGATGATGATTTGGATTTTAATGAAATATCAAAATCAGAAATATTAAATAGATATTTTAAATATGTTAAAATGTATGAGGAACTTGAAATGTATGATATTAAAACAATACATAAAGCATCTTTAAACTCTACAAAAAGAATGTTTCCATTTTACTATTGTAGAAAGTGTGATGATTTATCCAAGTATAATATTTTGTATAATAATATTATTTGTAATAAATGCGAACAAAAAAAATATTTAAAGTGGCAAAAAGAAAAGAAAAAAACAAACGATTCTTATAGATTTATTTGCAATACAAGGGCATTAATTCACATAACTATAAAAAATCAAGGATATAAAAAAAACACCAAAGCATCTAAAATATTAGGGTGCGATTGGGAAGTTTTCAAGACATATATTGAACGTAAATTCACTGAAGGTATGTCTTGGACTAATTATGGCAAATGGCATCTTGACCATATATACCCAATAAGTAAAGCCACCTCGTATGAAATGGCTTTAGAATTAAATCACTATACTAATTTTCAGCCTTTATGGGCATTTGATAATTATAGTAAAAATAATAAGATTGTAGAACATCAAAGAATGCTGCCTTTTTAATTATCCGTTCTGACGTACGATAGTTCGTGTTCCGCCATTGACTGTTACCGTAACATTTTCAGTTCCTGTAATCGAACCTATGCCTTGTGCCTGTAAACTTCCATCGCAACATTTCTTGGAGTATTTACCATCTTCACAAAGGCATCCTCTTCTGCTTCCTGCTTTAGGTGAAGAGTAACTTGGTGTTTTAAATTTTGCCATCTTCTAATATTATTTGTTTGATTTTTTCTAATATGATATCCTCTTCAGACATCTGAGACATTTCTAACTTGTCAGCAAAGTAACCTTCAATTGAGAATCCTTTTACTTTACCTTCCTTAACGTCTTTCCATACTTCATCATTATTTACCTTCATTGAAATCATCCAAGTTCCTTTTGGTAAACTGAATCCGTATTTTACTGATTTGTCGTGCTTCTCGGATTCAATAATCCAAGATTCAACTACTGACATTCCTTTCAGTTTTTTGTCGTGTTCATAGGTAGCATTGTTCTGATTTGCGTTCATTAAGAAAAGCTCTGATGCTTTGCGTACCGTGTCCTCTGAAAAATAGATATAGTATTCTTCTTTCTTTTCGTTTACTCGGTAGATGTTTTTGTTTGGAATCAAAGCAGCACCCATTAAGATACGTTTCTCTTGGTCAATCTCTTTTAACTCTACCTCGTGTTTTGATAGATGAATAAAGTTTTCCTCAATGGCAGGAGAATGTACCACGGACACCGCGTCAATTCCGCTAAGTGAATCTTTTTCGTCAATTATTAATTCTATAATTTTCATAATATAAAAACGATTTATTGTACTAATGTTGCATTTTCAATTCTGTTTCGGTCTAAGCTCTGAGCAGATGTAACTTCACCTGACACTACATAAGCCCTACTTGGTTGTTGTTGTAGTTGTGCTAATTGGTTGATTCCAGAATTACCTACAACGTTAAAGGATGGTGACATCACAGAACCTGCTGCTCCTGTTTCTCCTCCTGTAGATGATGGCACAGTATTACTTCCTCCATCATATTTTGCTTTATTGATAGTTGCGATTTGCAATGCTCCCATAGCACCTGCCGCAATACCGAATGGAATACCTGTTGGAATACCTCCACCATTACGAACCGAGTTAACTACGTTTGATGCAGTATCAATTATCGTTTGTACAATTCTGAGTTTCTTATCACGGTCAAACATTTTGCGTTTGATTGCATCCTCTTCCTTGCTGCCTTTCTCAACATTCTTTAAGCGTTCGTTATCTTGAGCATTCAATAAGCCATTAAGTGAACCCATTGCCTGAGTAAATGTTTGAGCATATTTGAAAATCAAATCAACTTTTTCTTTCTGAGTTGCCTGTGCTTTTTCAAGTTGTTTTTTTTCAATTGCATCAATCTCATCTGCTTTTGCTTGTTCGATGATTGCTAATTGTTCTGCATTTCCTTCTGCTAATGTTTCAAGAGTAAAGTATTTTTGGCGTACTAATTCAAGTTGATACTCCTCCTCTGTCATTGATTTCTTCAGCCTGTTTTGGAAGTTCTGTTCATCAATTTCAAGTATCTTATCCTCCATCTCTTGGATAGATGCCAATCTTAATTTCTCTGCTTCTTTGTTTGCTTCAGCAAGTTTATCTGCTGCAATCTTTGCATACTTATCTCTGATTGCATTAATCTCTTCCTGATGAGCAATTAGTAAGTCTTTGTCACTTTGATTTGCTGCATCTGCTTGTGCATAAAGTGCTTCATACTTATTATCTAAATCTTGTAATTCTTTTTCTTGAGCATCCGTTATTTTGGATTGACGTTCTTTTTCTTTGGAATCTAAATAAGCAATTAAATCTTCATTATACTTTTTGTTTAATTCCTTAATAATTGATTTATTATCTTTTGTTTCTTGAACTGCTTTATCGTGAGCATCCTGCTGTTGCTCTTTTATCTTATCATTCTTTTCTTTCTCTGCCTCTAATTCTTTTTTCTTAGCATCAGTTATTTCTTGTTGAATCTCAACTTGATTTTGATGGATTACATTTCTCTTATTTTGATATGCTGCTTTTAAGTCAGCGTATTCTTCCTTAAGTGCCTCTCGTGTTTTGGTAACTAATTCTCTTTGTTTTTCAATTACCTCATCACTCATACCTGCCATCTTATATGATTCAAGTATGTTTCGTTGCTTTTCGTAAGTATTTCGTGCAGTTGCAACAGATGCTTCCTCCAATGCAATCTGTTCATCAGCGTGTTTTAAAGCTAACTTCCTTAATGCCTCAGCACTTGCACCTGCTGCCTTAGCCATGTTATACTCATGACCATTCTTTTCCTTTAATGCATCGCCTGCTTTATCTGCTGATGCCTTTTGTCTATTTAGTGCATCCGTGTTTTTCTTGATAGATGCCGCTGCTTCCTCATTAGCCTCAGACGATTCCATTAACCATGAAATCAATTTATATCCAACTGCCACAACTGCGATAATAGCAGCAGCAATTGCAACCAAAGGATTTGCGTTCATTGCAGTATTCCACAACCATTGCAACGCAGTAGATATCTTTTGAATTAGAGTAAAGGATTTGACCTGTGTAATCAAAGTTTTAAATGAATCAACAGATTCCATCACTCCCTGAACTCCTTGTGCCATCGCCATTGCTGACTGTACCTTCAACAATGCTTTTTCAACATCTGCTGATTCTGTACCAAACAATCCCATCGCACCCTGTACTGCTTGGAATCCATCCATAGCACCGCCTAAGGATTTAGTTAACGCACCAAACTTGGCATCAGGATTAAATGCATCAGTTAAGTCCTTTGCGTCTCCAATAGCATCTTTTAATTTCGCTGCTTTCTTTGCTGCCTCAGTAGCTTCCTTTGATGTAGCACCAAACTTATCTGCCATTGCAGCTACTTCCGCCTGTGCTTCCCTTAATTGGCTTCGTAAACTACCTAAATTACTCTGTATGTCTAACTCAATCGTCTTTTTCTCAGCCATTTTTTCGTTTGTTTAGTGCTATTTTTCTTCTTTCTTGACGTGTCATTTTTCTAAAGGATGTTGTGTAAGCGTATTTTCCTTTTGCGATGTCTATGTTTTCCGAGATTCCGTAGAAATTATCTACTGATAGCATTGAGATTATGTTCTTTATCATTTCTGTATAATATTAATATTGGTTAATTCCGTGATTCCTGTGTTCAGTGTGTAGGTAACATCCACTGGGTAGACTGTTCCTGCTGTATTTGGAGGTAAAGTGATGTCAACATACTGAGGAGCATCGATTGTTGTAGGTGCAATTAATATGTCAGGTACAGTTGTGCTTACCTCTGCACTGATTGCTCCGTTAACAAAGTCAATCGGAACTGCAATTGTACCTCCATCAACTCCAACATATGGTTGATAAGTAGAATTTACCATCGGTCTGAAGTCTAATATTAATTCAAAGTTTACTTCGCCTGTTGTTAGGTTGGATTGCATTGAGTTAATGATGTATCTTTTATCTCTAATGATTAATCTATCGTTTAATTGTAAACCAGTAAGCAAGCTAATAGGCAACATCGTTTTTACCTTCACAATTCTTTGCTTCAGATTGTATAAGTTATACAAATAACTAAAATAATAAGTCCCAAATAACGTTTGTTGTACAGGCACATTTAACATCGTTGAAATGTCAGGAGCAAAGTTTAACGTGTAGTCAGTTAAGTTCGTGTATAAGTCTTGCCCAAATGGCGTGTAATTTAAAATAAGACCTGTTGAACTGCCATCATTAAAATGGAAAGAAACATCTTTGTTATCGTATTGATACAATAAAACAGGTTTAGGAATGTATGGTGCAAACTCATTGTTTAGTGAGTATCCTACTTGTAAGTCGGTACCTGTAAATTTGTTTTGCAATAGATTCTCAAAAGGAACTTGTAAAGTAAACTCATCACCATCATAATTGTACTGATATGATGTATCTCCATAGTTACGATTGAAGAGCTGAGTAAATTGCTTATTTAGAAAACAGTCAGATTGCTGATATTGCATTGAAATCTTTTTATAGAGTTTCATTCTATCAATGTCAATAGTATCTACGTCCGTGTATTCAGAGATATCAACAATAGCACCTTGGGAATACCAATCATCTAAAGGTTCTACCTGGAAGTTGTTTTCCGTGATTCCGTAGCAAGTCATATTGAACATCTTTAAAATACCTCCAAAGAAATCACTAACTTTCATTGATGGTGCTAATGCAGATAAATCAATATTAGGTACCATTACATTATTTGCACAGGTAGCATTACAAGTAGCAATTGGAACAAAGAATCCTGTTAGAACTGCACTGATTGTGTAACTAACTGAAACGCTAACAGTAACTGCTGTGTGTGTTCTAATTTTAAATTGGTATATTGAATCTAAACCTACAACATTTGGAATGGAGATAGTAGTTAATAAACCTGCTGCACTAAAAGGTAAGCTCTGAATAAAGTTTCCATTTTGATACACATCTATTGTAGCTCCTGTTGGTGATGAGATTGAATTGACGTTAATACTGATGTCGTGTGAACCATTGTATAAACCTGCTAATTCTTGAATGTGTAGAGTATCGTTTGTTAAATCAAATGAATTACTTGCTTCATTCCCTGAAGTAGAAAGACTTGTAAAATTAATTAGTTGTGGTTCTGAATAGAATACAAACTCATTCTTGTTTTTGTACCATAGGAACAATTTACTAAATCGTTCATTGCTTAGGAAGTTACCTGAAAATGTAATTCCGTATTTTGTTTGAATCGCATCAAATATTCTTTGCACTCTTAATGCAGGAAATAACTCTTGATAGTGCATATGACCTGATGTGTGATGAAGGTCATGTGAAGAGTTAGTTGGAATAGTATAATATGCAGGTGAAATTGTTGTTGGTGCTTGACCTGAATAAGTCCATACACGATTTGAAGTAATTAAAGGATACTTAACATCATATGTATTAGCGTTATCTTCAATGCGATTCTTAACTTCCGTTCCTGTGTATTCGTGATTGTAAGGTATGTAATCTAAATCAGAAAGTAAATCTTCCCCAAAGTAATCTAACAAGGTTCTGCCTTCACCATAGAATGTTAACGTGTAACTTTCCGCTTTTCCATCCTTTAGTTTGCTTCCCTCAATCTGAATCTTTCCACGTCTGAAGAAAGTTAAATCAATTTCAATGAATGCATTTCGTCTGATGTTGTGGTCAATAGTTGCATTTACATCTGTCTGATAAAAGTGCTGAAAGATTTGGTTATTAAGTTCTGAAGCAGGTACGGTAAAACTCTGAGAAAAGTCCGTGTACGTTTTGGAGATATCTGCAATGTTCTGCTGAGTAGAGTTTACCTGAATCTGCTCATCGTTAAACAGTTCGATTCTTTGCCCTTCAATATATACTTGTACTTTCCTATTCATTAGACAACAGAGTTAATTAAGTCGTAAGCGTATTCAAATTCCAATTGATAGTTTATCATATGGTTGTTGATGCTTTTGAATAGTTCAGTTGATTTCGTGTTTATCTTGACAGGGGATTTATCTAATAAGATTCTTTCGCTTGCCATTAGTTGTTTAATCGTTTCTGAGAACGTTTCATCTACCCAGTCAGTGTTCACCTTGATTTGTTGTTTAAGGTTCGTGTTGAACATTTTTCTTTGTCCTTCCTGTATTGAATAGTTCGGATAGGTAGATTGCATTAAATTGTACTCCGTGTTTTCCATTGATATTGCTGTGCTTGATGCTTTGTAAAACCATTCAGTTTGCCAAGCTCCAAAACGATTTACAAAATCACATCTAACAGGTGTGTACTTGCACTCCTCTTTAGGTCTGAAAGTCGCACTCCAAATCACGCCACTTCCATTTGATATCTCTACTAAGTTACCATCATTCAAATATGTTGGATATACCTTTGCCCAATCATTAACGTTTGACGTGTTCAAAGTAGAGAACTGAGTTGCACCTGTGCTTAAGTTTGTGTATGTAATTGAGTGACCAAATGCACCTTCAATTGTAATGTGTCCTGTGTTACCTGAACCATCCAAATAATATGTTGAATCAACAGGCGATAAATGAACGTAACCTAAATCAGCATTGTATCCATCAGTGTAATATCCGAAACCATCGAATGCCCTGCGTGTCTGAGTTAATCCAACTTGAATAAAGATTGTGCTTACTTTCTTGTAAATCTTTAAACCTACCCAGCACCATTGAGCAGCAGGAGTTACAGGATTCCCTGTTGTAACTGATTGCAATTGATTGTGGTCAATGTACTCTTTTATGTATGGAGAAATGTCATAGTAAGTTGCAGGTGCATTTGATGAAGGTATCTTCTTGCTTAATGTATAAGCAGGTGAAGCAGGCATTGGAGTAGTGTTACCATTCCAAAGAAAGATTTCAATTTTCGTTTCAATCTGAGCAGTCTCATTGATTGTTACGATGTAAGGTGAGCGTGCAAAAATTGCCATTTATTTTTGTGTTAAGTATATTGATTCGTCAAATAATTTTACTGCATCTAATCCAAATGCTTCAACCAAAGTATCAGGTAATTTCTTAAATGCTTTTTCAAATGGTTTAGTAAAGAATAAACTCGGTTTAATTCCGTTCATATAAACGCCACGTGCAATCATAAACTGAAGTGATTTCCTTGATGCAAACTTTCCTTTATTTCTTGGAGCAATTCCTTTTCTTACAATCCATTTATCAAATGCTCTTGGAGGAGGCATCTTATCTTTGTAGGTAAACTCAGTGTTGTACTTTTTTCTTTTACCTGAAACTCCTTTATCCTGAAAGATACCGTAATCTTCCATTGAGAACTCCATCTCAAAAGAGTTTTCGTTTGCCTGTACTCTGCCCTCAATTGAATCAATAAGTTTCCCCCCATCCTTTCCAAGTCGTCTCAGGTTTTCCTTAGCTTCTTCAATTACTTGGTCACGGAATTTTTCTAATTCTATTTGAAGTTCTGATTTGGTCATTCCACTACTAAATAAGTTGGTTCGGTTGGTTCAGGAGCTTGACTAATAGAACCCCAAGATGAAGCATATTTTTTATCTACAATAACATAAGATGAATTCGTCCACGTGTACAATTTACCTGTATTAATTGCAACGTACAAAATAGAGCTATCACCCCTCTGAGGAAATGAAGCAAGGTTATTATATCTTGCGTGTTTTTGTGGTAGGTTAATATTAAAAGCCATTAGCAGATAGTCATATCGTTTGGTACTGTGATATCAAATGTCATTGTCCATCCTGCAAGATAGTTCTCAAATCTTTCAGTGAATGGTTCTAAGTTTGGTTGCCCTTCAATCACAAACAAATCATCCCATAAATTACCGTGCATCATTTGCTGATAAGCACGATTTAAAACAGAGTGCTGAGTGTTTAGTACATCCAACTCATTGTTGTTCTCTTGGAATGTATCAGTTACCTCAGCTTTGGAAATGTCTACAATATCCATCGCAAGAATAGATACGTTGAATGTTTGTGTGTTTGGAGTAAGCGTTGAACTGTTGACCATTATATGAGTTAATGGAAAGATAGTCTGCTTATTCAAGTCTACCTGAAAGATGTCACCTTGAGTAACCGTGTTCACGATAGGGTCACCATCAAAGTGTCCTTTTAGTTTGTCTAAAATTGTGTAGTATCCTGTCATCGTTTTAAATTACGGTTAAATTGTCTGTGTTCGATTTCGTTTTTTTGTTTTTCGAAAACGAGATAGGTGAGACATTTAGTAAGTCTGAGTTCGGTAACTTCGTCAAATCTGGTAATGTCTCCCTTAGCAAGTCCATATATTGATTGATACCATCCCCATCGCTTGGCAAATTGAGTTGTTTCTGAAAAGTCATTTGCAATTCCTTGTTCTTCTCCATCTCCTTCTCCAAATAATTCAGGGTAGCCTGCAATAACTCGTTTCCTAAACTCCAAAAAAAAACACTACTTGCAATCACTACATCCAAAGGTGCAAACTTCATCATTTCCTGAAAGTCAACATTTGGTTCGTATTGCATAATATCGTACTTGTCCTTATGTCTTTTAACAATTGGTCTGTACATTACTGCCATTGCTTTGTGATAGTCTTCCCATTTAGTAAGGTGATTTTCTAAGTCAACGTATTCACCAAATGATATTGATTCCAATTCAGGAATGAACCCAAACTCAATTTCAGTTTCGTTAGCTTTAATCGTGAATTTGTTCTTGAATGCTGGCTTCTCAGAGAATAACTTTGTGAAGTGAACTATCAACTCATTCAAAGATGTTAGCTTCATTTTAACAACGTCTTTTAGTTGAAGTCCGCAGAATATCTCAATCATCTTTTGAGCTACAAATTCCTCATCATTGGATTCTGCCTGAACTTTCAGGAACTCCTGATAATTCTTTAATGGAATTTCACTTAGGCTTGATGGAACGTTAATTTCTAACTTCATAATATTAAAACGATTTATTTAGTGTTTTGTTGTACCTGTACTATATCATATGCTGCACATAACATTTGAAAGTGCAATCTCATTTTCATTGGTTCATCAAAGATAATCTTTATTCGTTTTCCTGTACGTTGGTAAATGTAATCTTCCACCACTGCTTTCAGCATAGGTAAATCATCTGATGAAGTATTTTCCATAGTTACTTTTTAATCCTAATGATTCCATCTCATGATATCGTAATGCATCAATAGCGTGATTGAAATGGTCAATAGGTACGTTTGTTTTGTCACCGTCTTTCTTTAGTGACCAGCAATAACTCCTCAGCTCTTTGATTAGGTTCGTGCTTTGGGAGGTAACTAAATACTCCTGTCGTTGCATGATGTCAATTCCAAACCTGATTGAATCAGTTCCTTTTGTTACGCCCTTAATCATTTTGCCGAACCTTCGAATCTCTTCAATTGATTTCGGTTCTGAACTATCAGCATAAATAGTAACGTGATTAGGTAACACCTTAGCGATGTCAGAGTTTACCATTCCTGTTCGATAACAGATTTCGTTTACTATCCGTTTACCATTCCAATTGTAGACTTCAATTGCTGAGGTAGGGTCATTCGTGTATCCAAAGTCAAGTCCGATTCCAATCAACTTAGCTTCGGTTGGTATTGTGTCGATTGTTTTCCAGTTGTTGAAGATTACTCCCTCAAGGCTTCCGATTTCTCCAAGTCCATATACCCGCCACCAATTCGCCCAATAAGAACTCGTTGCTGCTTTCTCACGGTTCTTTTCTATTTGGCTTACTATGGATTCATCAAGTGCTTCGTTATCCTTGTAGGTTAAAATAATGAAATCTGAATCAGGTTCGTCTTTCAGTTCAGTGTGTACCCAAAACTCATTTGCTGGGTTGAAGTCTAAGAATATCTCTTTCTTTGTACGGATGGAAAGCTCATTGTAAGATTCGAAGCTCACGTTGTTGCACTCGTTAATGTAGAGAACGTCACGCCTTGCTCCTCTGAGTTTAGATGAATCATCTGCCGAGAAGAACTCCATTACACTTCCATTGCCAAACTCGTATCTTAGAAGTGACTTATTGAATCGGTCTTCAATATACCGTCCTGTCCACCTCATGACTTTTGTGAAATCTTTTAATGCACCGCGTCGTAAATGTGGGATTGATTCAGCTACAACCGAAACTTCTAAGTTAGGATAGCGAGTACATCGGTCAATCAATACAGGGAGAATACCAAAGGTCTTACCTGCTGATGTTCCACCTTGAATTATCTTGATTCGTTTTTTTAACGCTAAGATTTTATTTATTGCTGTCGTTCTCTTGAACATCTGGGAACAATGGTTGTTCTGTTACAATTGTGTTTTCTACTTTCTCAGTTAATCCGTTTAAACGCTGTGTGATGGATGCGTTGTATTGTCCAACCATTCCTCCTTCGATTTGGTCTCTGCGGATTTCCTTACGTATGTGTGTACAGATGGGGACAAATTCTTCATATCTTTTTTCCACATTCTTAAAATACTGCTCAATGTGAAAGCCAAATTTATTCAAAGTCCATATCTCAAACCCTTCCAAAGTCAATGGAACTTCAAGTGGTTCTGCAACCATGTCACCGCTTCTTTGGTTCATTACGTATTTGTATCTTGGATTTTCTTTTACGTATGTCTTATATGCTTTGAACATGTCTAACATATCATCAGGTTTTTCAACCTTTCTTGGTCTTCCTACTTTTGCCATTTTTTATTTCGTGTTTTGGTGGTATTTAAAGTGGTCTAAAAATTCATTCTCATCTATCTCTTCAACGCACATTAATCCATCTGCGTCTGTTAAGTAAACCACATAGTGAAATCCTTGCTTTGATAGATACTCTGTTACTTTGTTAGCAGCTTCTATCATTTCCTTACCGTGGTCAACTAAATAGTATCTCATTTCGTGTTTATGCAGTTTCCTCTTCTTTGTACTCCTCCATCACTCTTTGCATCTTCACTACAATCTCTCTTAAGCAACTTGCACAAGATGTTGGTTCTTGTCGCACTTTGAAAATACGGTTGTATATCTTTAGGATTTCATCTTGCTCACTTGGACGTATTGAGTTTTTGTACAATACCTGAGTTTCATTTAAGTAATTGTATTCAACTTCAGTCAAGCACTCTGGTTTGTTGTATGGGAACATCGCATTGAGCTTTGCTTTGCGTGCATCACATCCACAGTCATCTCCTGCAATGAACTTAACGAGTTTCTTAATTCCTGTTGCCTCTGTGATTTGTTCTATTGTATCTCCTAATCCTTCAGCTTTCTTTCTTGGTGTTCGTGTTTTTGTCATTTGTTATTTTATTAATTCAAAATCTTCATTTAAATAATCCTCAAATTCTTCTCCAATTGCTTCTCGAAGTCTTTCCTTGCAGTTTTTAAGCGTGTTGAAGATAGATGTCAAACTTATATCTGTCTCCTCTGCTATTTCACGCATTGACAAGTTGGTGTCTCGGTACAAATTGAATAGCTTTATATCATACCAATGCCATGTCTCCACCTCTTCCTGTATTTTCTGCTCAATTAGATTGAATGCTTCGTGTTTTTCTAAGTTGGTTTCATCATAACTTAGTTTTATGCATTCGTCAATTGATACGCTTTCAATCTTCTTTGCTCGCAAATGGTCAATGTAAACGCTTCTCAGAATAAGCCACATTATATTTTTGTTTACCGAATCAGTTACAATCTTATCTATATGATTTAAACGTATAATTTTGATATATGTTTCTTGAACTATATCTTCTGCAAGGAAGTATTCACCAAAGCTGTTGACTATTCTCAGCCAATCTTTATGGTGTTTTGCAAGTGTTGAAAGTTTATCCATTGATTAAAATCTAATCAAACATACGATGAAAATCTAAACAGGTAGTAAAAAAGTTTTCAACAATTAAAAAAGCCAGTGGTTAAACTGGCTCTAAATTGTTTAAGTAAATCTCCCTTGAGATGTAGTTGTCTAACTTTACCACAGTACAGAGTGTTACGTCTTTACCTTGTAGGAATTTGTCTATCTGATATTGATGGAACTTTCCTGTGTTAGATTTTATCTCTTGAACGATTTGATTCCGTGTTTTGGTACGAAGCAACATCACTAATTGCTTTCGCAATCCTCCCTCATCAATGTACATTAGAACGGAAAATCATCTACATCATTTGATACAGGAACTCTTTCCATTGTTTCAGGTGCAACATAAGGTTCTGAGAATGATAAACTTAAAAAGCTACCATTTTTACCTTGCTTAATCCATGCTGCAATGTCTATTTCTTTTCCAAATGAGTTTCCTTTACCTCTGTAATCAGGCTGATTTGGACTTGTCTTTTTATCATTTTTAAAAAGCACTCCTGAATTGATTTTGTTTTCCATTGTATATTTATTTAATTGTTACTAAAATACGCCTCGCCATAACCACGCGACAAGGTTAAAAAATCCGTACAATGCCAATGCTAATACTGACAATGTAATAATAATAGCTAAGTTTTTCTCTTTCATTGTTCTTGTTGTTTAAATTTATAAATGCTTTGTAAGCCTATCAATTTGTTCATTTTCTTTCTTAATCATTTCTTCCATTAATCTGTCTACAAATGGCTTATTGTATTCATCTTTTAATCTTTCTAAGTACAGACAAAAGTCCATAGCCTCTTCCTGAGCATGATTAAGCCATTCTAACGCATCTAAATCAGTTCGTGTTAACATAGTTCCATATTTATCTATTCCACGCTGTGAACGTTCGTAAAACTTACTCATTACTTTTAATACAATCGGGTCTTCTACTTTCTGATTCATGGTTCAAATGTTATTGTGTTTTTCATAAATTTTATTTCCCTATTCAAATTAAAGTTAGCTTCTTTCAATTCAGCGATTTCTTCGTAAAGTTTGTTAATTTTTAAATGTTGCTCTGAATTTTTATCGATTAATTCAACTATCATTTCTTTTATCAATTCTCTTGCTTTCATAAGAAATTTATTAAGGTGTTGTAATACTCACGACAAAGCTCTACCTGTTCTTTGATTCGTTCAATAACTGCTTCGTCTTTCTGTACATAAAAGACCTTAACTCTGCGATTCTTTGGAATGTGGCTAAAGATATGTTTTGATTCAATCTCTCTTGTTAGTTCTAAATCCTCTTCTATTTTATTTAAAATGTAATGTTGTCTTTTAACTTCAGAAGCTACCATATCAGCAGGTGTATCAATAAGGCAGTAACAAAGCATTGACTGTTGTTTACCTGTTAGCCACATATAACCCTGTAATTGATAGAAGTAATCCTTTGTGGGTATCTCAGTCTCAAAGAATGGAAACGTTGTACCATCCCAAGAGCTTTTGACATCTAACAATACTTCATCCGTGTTTACATCGGGAGTACCTGTAATCCAATCATTCTCGAAAAACTCCTCATTCTTGTAGATGAATCCAACATCTAAAACTTCGTTGACTAAGTTGATTGATTCGTTTTCAACTTCGTTTCCTTTATCTGTGTAACGTGAGCTGAACTCTTTTCTGATTCCGTATTTATCTTGCAATACTAACTCGTGAATGTAAGTCTTTGCAGTCTGTGAAAGCACCTCACTCTTATTGCGAGGTGCTGACATAATTTTTCCTATAGCAGAGCATCTAACTTTCATAACGTGTTCAGTATATCAATTTGACCATCTGTTAAAGCAAACTTATCTTCTAATGATTGACGTGTTATCTTTCCATCATTTAATGCTTTGACTGCATCTTGGAATCTTTTAGCATCTAAAGTTTGTTTCTTTGGTTGTACTGGAGTGTTATCTTTTGAGTCGGGGTCTGATTCCGTTTCGTCAATTAAGAACAATCCGTTTAAAGCATATTTGCGTGCGTAACTTGATGCAGTTCCTGTACATTGCTCAGAGGACATTCCTTTGTGTTCTCCAAGCTCTGCGAATCCGTTTGAATGAATTACACTATCAGCATCGGAAAGTGAAGCAGTCGCCTTTAAAAACAGCTTATTGCCTACTTGAATAATCTCATCAGTTAATACTAATAGTGATTCGTGTTTTTTTAGCAATGGTTTTAATGATTCAAGAATTTGCTCCGCACTTCTGTATTTGTATTTACCGAATGAGTTGAAGCTACCTTTTGGACATTTTAATTCTGACTGAATTTTTAATAGATTTTTCATAGCGATTTGTTTTAAATATGTGCGTTAACTGAGCCGCACCCCTCATTTTATTTAAATTACTTTGTATTGTTGCTTCAATCTACTTCTAATACTTGAGCAAAGCTCGTTTAATTGTGATTCATTCATTGCTCTCATAATCCAATCATATTTTGAATATTCCTGGCTTAAGATTAAATACCATTCTGTTTTGTTAATCGTTTTCATAGCTTTTCGTTTTTGTTTCTACAAAGATATGTATTATATTTCTATATAAACAAGCGTTTGGTAAAAAAAAGTTAAATTATTTTTAAGAAATCTTTCATTGGAAGCAGGATTCCCTTACTGGTATTAGAGTCTCCTCCTTTTTTATCTCTATCAGTTCCTAAATATTTCCTGCACATTTCTTTTAATCTCTCAGTTTTTATCAAAACGCAATGCTCTTCACTCAACCAATAGCACCAATAATTAGCCTGTGTTGTACTTAATCCACTTAGTTTGCCTCTGCTTTCATATTCAACATAGATATTTCCTGTTTCTAAGCATTTGTAATCACGCTTCACTTCTATCTTTTGATTGAGTAGTTCGCCTAATTGTTGCTCATAGATTTGTCCGAGCATTAAATCAAATCTAAAATCATTATTGTATTCCATTATTGCAACTGTCTAACTTTTGTTTTGTATTCTTTTATTAATTGTTGCAGCTCATCAGCAGTCCATTTTTTTGTAACGTGTCTTTTTGCTTCCAGTTCATCAAATCTTTTTTGTCCGATTTTAGAACATAGCCTTATTCGATATTCCAACAAGTTACCTGATAAGAATTGATTACAGGTAATGCAACTTGAATGTACATTATCTTCATCGAATCTTACGTTATGGTGATTGTTTGCGTTCCAAAAGTGAGAAGCATTTACTCTACCTTTGATTGGTTTACCACAAGAAGCGCAAGGAAGTCCTTTATCTCGTAAATTTATATACTTATTAAAGATGGTTTGTGCTTCCTTTAACCAATCCTGAGTTGTTTTTAAATCTTGTTTCATTCGTGTTTTCGTTTCCTTCCACATCTTTTCTTTTGTTTCCGCTACAAAAGCACGGATACATTCGTCTTTTAAACAGTATTTATGATTGAATCTAATCGGTTCAAACTTATCTTTGCAGTTTTTACATCTCATAATGGCAATTGTTTTAGTATTTTATAAAGGACATTAACAACGATTGAATTACCTGCTTGTTTATAAGCTTGTGAGTCACTTACATTCCAAGTAAATGTGTCAGGAAAGTCCATCAATCTAAAGCATTCCCTTGGCGTAAGTCTGCGAATTTTATAATCTTTTAAAATGTTGTGATTTCTATCACCTCCTAAATTAGCACACAAAGTAGGGCAAATTCCATTTTCGTCATAAACACGATTTTGTTGATATGGTTGAACCCCTCCGCTTTCTTTGCTTTGGTTTAATTGCATTACGACAGGTTGACCACTTCCATCTTCTCTTGCTCTTGCAGGTATAGTAGGACAGTTTCCATCTTCAACTTCTCTAAATCCTCTTCCGTCAATATGTGTTCTCCAAGTTCCGATTTTTAAATAGTTATTAGAATTAACAACTTTACCACAATTTGATGTGATGCAACTTGATTCAGTTTCCGTGTTTTCAATTGGTTCATATTTATTAAATCTTTGATTATTAATCAATGTATTTATAGTATTATCACTCAAAAAATACTTATCATCCACATCATTTTCAAGCACATCTTTCAATCGTTTAGTCAAATGTTCTTCTCGTGGAAATTGAAATTGATTATCTACATCATCACGAATACCAATCAAAAAAACTCTTTCTCGATTTTGAGGAACTCCGTGATGTTTAGCATTTAGAACTTGCCAATATAAATGATAAGGAACTGCATCATCATGAGCAAACAATACAGGTAATCCATTAACTGATTTTCCTCCTAACATATTAATCCACTCTTGGAATGTTCTTCCTCCATCATCTGAAAGCAATCCTTTAACGTTCTCAAATATAAAAAAGCGAGGTTTGTTTACCTGAATAAATTCGTGTGAGTTAAAGAATAAAACGCCTCGTTTGTCATCCTTACCAAGTCGCTTACCAGCAAGTGAGAATGCTTGGCATGGAGGAGAAGTCATATAAATGTCAAGTGATTCGGATGGAATCTCTCTATCATAAACATTAGTTGGATAGTATTTTGGTTCTCCGTAATTATGAATGAATGTATCTCTTGCATATTTATCCATATCACAGGCAAAAATAGTTTCATAGTTTACGCCTAAACGCTTCAGAGCTTGGTCAAATGCACCTACTCCTGAGAAGTCTGAACCTACTTTCATCAGTCTAAGTTTATTGTTTCGTCAATCCATTGTCTAAATAGCAACTGCAACTGTACTTGTTGCTCGTATATTTCATTTCGTTTTTCTCCATATACCTGTAAAACTTTGTAATCTACTTTGCGAATCTCGTCTGCAAGAATGTTTGCTTTACGTTTTAAGTCCTGCTTGAATACAAATTGGTCATTTAAGTCCTCAATGAAGTCTGCTAATACTGGAAGCACTGCTGATAGTGCTACTAACTTTTTCTCTTTAATCATAGTTCTACGTTTTTGTATTTTAATTCATGTTCTAATTCTTCAATTCGTTTCTTTAATTCTCCGTTTATATGCAAACATCGGTTGATTTCTCTTCCTTGCAATCGAAGCTCTGTTTCCAATTCTTTAATAGCTAACTGAACCTGC